CTAATTGTCATCGTCTTAGGTGTTTCTCTGATCGCGGGCACGATAACAGCCGTTAGCCGCGCTGCTACGAAGAGCGACTCTCTGTCGATGGCGATAGGAACGCTGACCATACCGGCTTTGCTCTGCGTATCGTTTGGACATTGGGTGCTTACGATGGAGGCGGACGACGCTCCGCCGGGTACCGTGTTGATGGGTAGTCTGATGGCGCTTGCGGTGGTCACACCAATCGCGCTGCTCGCTAGTCGCTTCACCGTGAAGTTCCTGTCCCGGCGCGCTTTGCGGAACGTCCGCTGATCTTCTCCATTCGAGCCCTTCCGCTTACGCCCAATGATTGTCGTCCAGCGAGCTTTTCGATCCGCCCCAAAGCGGACATACTCCGCCGATGCTCACGCTTGCCATCACCGGCTTTGACGCCGATCCAGACTTGGTCACGGAAACCGTCGGGTTCGAACCAACATCGATTGGTAGAAAAGGAGAGCCGTCGCCAAGTGGCAAACCACGAATTTTCAACGGTTGGTGGCTCGAGGTAGACGGTCAGCGTCTGGCTGATGGTAAGCAACACGACGACGCACTAAGGCGCATTTTAGCTCGGCTAGAAGGCCGCGAAGGCCATTTTGCCAGGCTTCGCATGTCGATCCAGCCGAAACAGGTAACGGTTTATGGCGGCTTATATGTACCGCCCCACGACCAGTGCGGCGTGTGGCTTGACCCCGACCAGATGCACCTGCTTGCCGCTTGTGGGGTCGGTTGGAGCCTCGACCTTTTCACGGGTGACTAACATCCGCTTATTCCTCAATCCCACTCGGAACCAGAAGGGCAGCGAACCACCACCTTTTGCCGTTCAGGCCTCCGCGGGCGTCCATCGTGCCTAAAAGCCGACCGGCAGATATGGGACGGGAAAGCTGCCAGTCCGCAAGCGCCCACTTGCAGTCGCTCTATTAGCCAAGCGACTTGCTCATAATCCGCCGTTCGTTCAGCATCGTATCCTCGATCCGATGGAGATGCTGGCAATGGACGGTAGCAGCAAGCGTAAGCGGATTAAGCCGTGCCGTGGCGATCTGTTCGAGTTTGCGGCGGACGATGGGCGATACGGGTATGGACTGATCGTCATCCCTGGAGACGTCTTCTATGCTATCTTTTTCAGAAGCTTGCATGCTTTGAGGCCAGAGGCGGCCTCCTTGGCAGCTGATGAAATTGCGCTCGTTGGAGCAACGACAGATAGCCACTTTTATAATGGGCAATGGACAATCATCGCTCGTGATCAGCCGCTCCCTGCAAAAATCCCGTTTCCAAACTGGAAGGTACATATGGGAGGCGAGATTAGGACTGTCGATTTTGAAATTACTAATAGTTGGCCGATGCGAACTGACGAGATTGATCTTTTGGACTTTCAATTCAGCCGATCGCCAGTTGGATACGAAGAAGCCCTTGAGGCGATAAATGGACTACGGGAATGGGACGATAGCTTTAATAAGCTGACCGTCGCCTATGCGATGCGCCGCGAAACTCGCCCCCGTACATTATTACCTACGAGCGTTCGCGGAAAATGATTTGCTGGTCAAAAAATTGGCTGCGCTGAGAATAGGAGTGGTTCGCCCCCGCCCAATTGCGGACATCGCCGGACGTGCTAGGTTTGGCTTCACAGGGGGCTTCATGACGATCTATCAGCGGTTGCGCATTTGGGTCGACGAGGTTCAGTCCGGAGGACTCTACGCGGGCAAACTGCTATATGTTGCTGGTACGTTTCCGCTCTTCGCTACTCCGCTTTTTGGAAACTGGTGGCGCATTCCGGGCGTCGCTATCGCAGTTGGATGGATGGCCTTTCTGCTTTGGAGGCTGTGGCTGATGGCAAAAACCGGTTTGGTCGCCAGTGACGTGCCGCAGGGCCGCTTGATCGAAAAGACGGAAACGGTTCCTACCGACGAGGCGATCTCGAACGGCAGCTAACCGCCAATCCCGGTCATTCCGCTTCCGCCCACTACCGGACATTCCCCGGATCAGCGGGCCAGCGACCCGCCTCAACGATTTGAGCCAATCCTCCGACGGTAAGCGGCCTCAACTCTCTACCGAACCAACGCGAAAGAAGCCATGAGCCAGCCACCAAAAGAAGGAGGGCCACCAGAACCGCTACGATCTTCGGCCAATGCCAGACTGCCGAAATGATCCCGGCGACGGCACCAAATATGATGACCGCCGGAATACCGAAGAGGATTGCGTACGGGCTTGCGCCCTCTGTGTTGAAAAACTCACGCCATTGAACTTCAAGCGCGTCGAAGTCGGTGCCGAACCGCTTGTGAAGCTCTTCGAATAACTCCGCTGCGTCGTCTCCGTCCACGCCAAGATCATGCACGATGCGGGCGTCTAGCGTCACCTTGCGGGCTGGCACGCCGTGCCCGTTTACAAGAAGACGGTGCACGACCGCTGTCGGATCGTCATCCATGGCCTCATCCTACCGTTCGGGCCAGAGTCCGCAATCCACCAGAAGCGGCCATTGACGCTGTCACGTTGCAGCCTCAGAACCTAATCCATGACGTTTAAGACAGCATTGATTTGGCTTGCGAGCGCAGCGGCCGTGTTCGTCATGTGCTCATTCGTCATGCTTCGCTTTGGCGGTCACATGAACGCGCCAGCCATCGTCTACCCGTTCATCGCGACTTGGGGGATTAGCGCGCTGTTGTGGCCGCTGTTCGTGGTGCTCGCGTTCCGCGCGCGGAACGACCGCTAACCACCGAATAACGGACATCCCGGCTGAGTGTGAAATCCCATCCCACACCCAAACATGATGGCGCTGCCCTGACCTGAGCGACGACATGGCCGGATGGCCGAGCCGTCAACCTTCACCGCTGTCGATCTGTCGCGCCTCCCGGCGCCGACCATCGTCGAGACCCTCGATTACGACACGATTTACGGCCAGATGCTTGCCGCGCTGCAGGCGCTCGTACCGACGTTCGATGCGACGGTCGAATCCGATCCCGCAATCAAGCTGCTCGAGGTCGCCGCCTACCGTGAGATGCTGTTGCGCGCGCGCGTGAACGATGCCGCCCGCGCCGTCATGCCCGCCTATGCGATCGGCGCGGATCTGGACAATCTGGCGGCATTGATGGGCGTAATGCGCCTGCTCATCACCCCCGCGAACGCCCAGACCAACGCCCCCGCGGTCTATGAAAGCGACGAAGACTTCCGGCGGCGCCTGGTGCTGGCGCCCGAAGGCTATTCCGTCGCCGGCCCCGAGGGCGCCTACATCTTCCACGCGCTGTCTGCCGCGTCGGACGTGCTGGACGCCAGTGCGACAAGCCCGACGACCGGCGAGGTCCGCATCACGGTCCTGTCGCGCGTTGGCACCGGTGCGGCCTCGCCGGTATTGCTCGCCACCGTGCTCGGCTACGTCTCGGCCGAGACGCGGCGCCCGCTTACCGACCACGTCACGATCCAGTCGGCGCAGATCGTCGAATATGCGGTCACGGCATCGATCACGACATTTGCCGGTCCCGACGGCTCGATCGTCATCGCCGATGCCCGCGCGCGGCTCGCCGCCTACGTCGCCAACTCGCACCGCCTCGGCCGCGACATCACCCGCTCGGGGATCTTCGGTGCGCTCCACACCGAAGGCGTGCAGAACGTCATGCTGACCAGCCCGGCCGCAGACATCGTACTCGATCGCACCCAGGCGAGTTGGTGCACGGGCGTAATCGTTAATCATGCAGGGCTCGGCGAATGACGCTGCTGCCCCGCAACGCAACCGAACTCGAGCGCGCGCTTGAAGCCAGCATGGCGCGGCTCGCGGATGTGCCGGTGCCGCTGCGCGACCTGTGGAACCCCGACACCTGCCCGGTCGAGCTGCTGCCCTATCTGGCGTGGGCGCTCTCGATCGACAGCTGGTCGAGCGCCTGGTCGGAAACGGTCAAGCGAGCGCGCGTGCGTCAGGCGCTGGCGATCCAGCGCCGCAAGGGAACGTCCTCGTCGGTGCGCGACGTCATCGAGTCCTTCGGGGGCGTCGTCGCGATCCGCGAATGGTGGCAGATGGAGCCGCCCGGCGAGCCGCATACCTTCAGCCTCGTCCTTAACGTCACCGACGATCAGGGCGCGCCTGCGGACGCCGGCTATGTCGATGCCGTGATCGCCGAGGTCTACCGGACCAAGCCCGTCCGCTCACATTTCACCTTCAGCCAGGCGCTCAACGCGAGCGCTCAGGTCGGCGCGATCGGCGCAGCCCGCCCCGCGGCATTTGTCCGCCTTTCCCTTACCGCCTGACGGAGTCGATATGGCCCTCACCCTTACGATCACCGATGCCGGCCGTGCGGCCCTCGTCAACGCCGCGCATAGCGGCACCAACGCGGTCCAGATCGCCGCGGTCGGCGTGTCGGGCGCGGGCGTGGCGCCGTTGCCAACCAGCACGACGCTCCCTGGCGAATACAAGCGCATCGCGACGATCTCGGGGGCGGCAGTTGCCTCGGACATCATCCACCTGGTCGTGCGCGACGAGTCCGCCGACGCCTATCCGCTGCGCTCCTTCGCGCTGTATCTCGAAGACGGCACGATGTTCGCGATCTACGGCCAGGCCGATACGATCGTCGAGAAGTCGGCCGCGTCGTTGCTGCTGCTCGCGATCGACATTGCGCTGGTCGGCGTGCCCGCCGACCGGATCACCTTCGGCAATGCCAACTTCCTCAACCCGCCAGCAACGACGACGACAGCGGGCGTGATCGAGCTGGCGACGGACGCCGAGGCGGCAGCAATGGCCGACGCGGTGCGCGCGCTGACGCCGAAGAGCATGGCGGTGATCATGACCGCGGCGAACATCATCGCGCGTATGCTGACGGTCGACGGTTCCGGCTCGGGTCTCGATGCGGATATGCTCGACGGGCGGCACGCAGCGGAATTCGCGCTGCTGACCGGCGCAGCATTCGCAGGCGCGCTATCGTCAACGACCTTCGCCGCGTCGACCAACATCACCGCAGGCGCGACTGTCGCTGCCAACTCGGTGCTGATCGGCGGGCTGCCTGCCTGGCATCCGGGCAATGACGGTGCCGGATCCGGGCTCGACGCGGATCTGCTGCGCGGTCAGGTGCCGTCGTCGGGCGAGGGCGCAAACACGGTCATGACCCGCGACGGCAACGGCGACACGTCGGTGCGCAATCTCAACCTGTTCGCGCCCGTCGAGGCGATCAACGTCATCAACGTCGTTGTCACTGCAGCCGATGGGCGGACGCTGAAGAAGGTCACTGCCGAGACCTTCCTGAAGTCGCTCGATCTCGTCACTGCCGGCAACGGCGCATCTTTTGCCAAGGCGCTCAGCGCGCCCTCGCTGACGATCCAGACCAATATCACGGCAGGCGCTACGGTCAGCGCCAATTCCTTCGTGGTAGGCGGGAGCCCTGTCTGGCACCCGTCGAATGACGGGGCAGGTTCGGGCCTCGACTCCGATCTGCTCGATGGGCAGCAGGGCGCTTGGTACGCCGATATCGCCGGACGTCTCGGCTATACCCCCGCCCGTCGTGGCGGCGACACGTTCACCGGTCCATTTGGCCGCGACGCGCAATTCTTCCTCGATCTGGCGGG